TCAATATCGATTCGTTCAACTGGAACGTTATTCAACACCAACTGTTCACGTAGCATTTCGTGTCCACACAATGAGATACCAGAATTATACAACCGTCTGAGATTTAGAAATGTTGAGGCATAGACATTCATTGTATCTGGATCAGCAATAGCAAACTGGTCGTTCAACAATGGATTTGGACCATCCGTGTCTTTTGAGATATAAACTATACCCTTCTCCAGTGTATTGAAATCAATCGCTTTATTGAGGGCCAAGTCAAATCGTGAACGGATGACATAATCATATTTTACATCATTTAACGTCTGGTGGCGAATCCTAAAGTCATTTGCTCTATAAATTGAATAGAACATTGACGTACAGAAGTTTGCCGGATGTGATGCGTTCGGTACATGCATATCCGAATTTATGGTATTCGGTAATTCATGGTCGAAGAAAGCTGTCACTGGACCATAAAGTCCCGTGACACGTTCAAATAATTGTGCTTGATTTATACCAGATTTTGTTTTCCAAGAATGTAAGAACACATCTACATCGTAGTGGTCTAATAGATTCTTTTTAATGTATTCAAAGGCTTTAGCGTAACTTCTCGGTTGACCTGACAGGCATAGTGCGAGTTTCGGTGATGAATTTTTCAACATAATCTGTACATACTCCAAAAATATCCAAATTTTTCACATAGTCCCAATACTCATCATCACGTTCAGGCATGACAGCAATGGAGTTATTAGTTAGGTCTTTCCCAGGATACGTCCAGATATGTTGTGATGATGTTAACGTAAAATCATCTTCTTGATGCCAAAAGTAAGTGTATTTAAATGGTGCAGTTGACAGTTCATAAAGTGCATCAAGATTTTTACAATGAAGCCAAAGGCCTTGTTGACCAATAAAAGAACTATCGACTTTATATTGCGGCTCATCGTGACCAAGCCACCAGCCGTCAGATTTCCACCATACATCAACTTCACAATCATAACGCTTCTTTAAAGCCTTGCGAATTTGGTCTGGATGATTTTCTTTTTCTTTGTCTGGACCTTGAAATAGTCCACGATGTGCAATGTAAATCATTGATATAGACTCTTATGTTTATATTCACCAAGTGGTGTATGCATGATTGTTTTGTTAATCATAAATTCTTCCCAAGGCAATCCAAGTCTGCGAATGAAGTGTTCAGAAATAACATGTGGACACAATAGACCAGTTTCTTTATAAAGTTGTGGAAGATGATATAAAACTTTACAGAACAAACTCATCGTAAAGAAGTTACCGACTTGAACCATGTCCGATGTTCCTTGACCCATATGATTTCGATATCCTAAAGTGTAAAACTTATTCGAATCGAATTCAGGTAACGGTTCATTGAACACCAAATCTGGTCGCATACGAATTACGAGATCGTAAGTTTTACCCGTCAGCATCATATGTTCTTCTACTGAAAGCATACCACGGCCAACTTTAAACCACATCGATATTTGATTCTTTGGTACATGATAGAAGGTTTCAAATTGTTTTGCTCTGGTTACAAAATTATCTTCAAATTGTTCATATGAATCTACATTCATAACTACAGGTTTATATGCTTCTTCAATACCAGCAACATCTAATTTCGGACCACCTTCGGTGATACCTTTTGCCGAATGTGGATCCCAATATGCTTCAGAATCCCATGTATCAATAAAAATATCTGGATTATATTTGTCAATGATATGTTGTTTGGTGTTGGGAAACACCTGGTCCCAACAACGCATGTGACCAGTTAGTAGTAGTGCTACCTTCATGTTTTCCTCACAAAATATAAATTATCTTCGTTGACTTGTGATGTAACCTTATCGATAACAAATCCATTTTGTTCCAAAAAGTCTAATGCATCTTGTTTAGTGTGTTGACCCTTATAAAGACGGAGTTTATCTTCTTGTGGAACTTCGACAACACCAGATTCTACAATCGACAGTTTTTCACCGAGGCCTTTCAATACAGCAAGGTCTGAGCCTTGTGCATCAATATGCAGATGGTCAATCTTCGTAATTTCAGGTGCAAAAATTGTTAGCCATGTATCGAGTCGGTAAACATTAATCTTTTTAGAACCACGGACAACAAAATCTGTTCGACCTGGCCATGTTTCGGATAAATTGTCAGCAAATTCATTCAATGATGCTGAGCCTGTGTCACCTTCAACCATATGGAAATCTGCTTCACCATCAAAGTCTGAAATAGCATGTTCATAAACATGATATCGGTCTTTCATGTTCCTTGCTTCGGCCGCAATACGTAGAAGTCTTGCAAGTTCTGGTGTAGGTTCGAATGCGTAACAAATCACATTAGGATTGTGTTGTGTTATGTCTAATGAATCTTGCCCGTGGTGAGCACCAACATCAAATAAAATCATTTTTATTCCTTGTGATTATCTAAGAAGTAATTTAGGTCTTCTGGAGTACCGATACCCCACATCTTTTCAATGTTCTTAACACGAATCTTCTTACCATCACCGATGGCTTCATTGAACACTGGACAAGTGTAGAATTCACCATTTGTTCGGATGTTCTTGCTAATCATTTGTTCAGCATATTTAACATAGTCTGAGCCGTGACGCCAGTAGTAAATACCAACTGTAGCTTCATCAGAGATTACCTTTTTCTCGGCAACTTCGGAGACAAAACCATTTTCGTCCAACTTAGCATATGACCATTTTGGATGTGTTGCTTTGAATGTGAGAATACCACCATCGATAGAGTCAGCAGAGAAAGCATACATGCATTCATTGGAGTTCCATTCAACAAACTGGTCGGAGTTTGCCATTACCATTGGTGCATCATTATTGATAAGTTCTTTGGCAAGGAGAGTAGTGCAAGCGGCACCATCTGTTAAGCCGTCAACCTGTACAATCTTACAACCTGGTGCAACCAGATTCAACAGATATTTTAGATTGTATGTTTCATAGTGTTCTTTTTGAACCAAGAAAATATAGTTTGCTTCAATGTTCAGGTTCTCAACCACAACTTGAATCATTGGCTTTCCACGCACTTCAATGAGTGGTTTAGGGAAAGTGTAACCAGCTTGTGCAAAACGTGAGCCTGCGCCAGCCATTGGAATCAAAACATTCAGTTTCTTGTCTCTCCATGGTAGAGACTTTTTGCTTGTACCTTCAATCGTATTCATAAGGTCATAAATCCTTTGCATCATATATTCAGAGTTAACTTCTTTAGCATTTTCAACTGCAAGGAGATGTGCTCCTGAGTCTAATGCACCTTGGCGGCCGATGTGACTATCTTCGACAATAATTGTATTCTTAGGAAGTGCATTGAGTGCAGTCATACATTTCCAATACATTTCAGGATATGGCTTTGTGCGAGTCACATCTTCATTACTGACAAAATAATCAACTTCGTCCATCACACCAATACTTAGTAGAGATAATTTTACAGTCTCTCGAATTGAGTTTGATGCGATAGCAATCTTGTAACCACGTGCTTTAATCTTACGAAAGATTGATTGTAGCAGGTATTCTTTATTGAATCCACGAACTAGATTAAAAGTGGCATCTTGTTTATCACGCCAGACTTGGTCATACGTTGAAACTGGAAGACCTTTCTGTTCAGTCAACATCTTCAGTTTCTTTGTTGTATTCAGACCGTCATACTTACTAAGGTGTTCTTCCCGTGTGATTACATATTCTTCACCAACTTTGCGTAGTGCATCATTAAGTGCATCATAATGGAGTTCACGTGAATCAATCAGAACACCATCAAGGTCAAAAATAACTAATTTACTCATAATTATTAAACTTTCTTAAAATACCACGAACATCTTCAACTGGTGCATTTGGATCCATTTTATGGAGTTCAAACATTTCTGGATTTCTAAAATAAGCCATTAGCAACAAGCCTTGGTCATCATCAACAAGACCAATACTCATTAGATAATCTAATGCTTCTTTCATTTCAGCAGATAGTGTTTGCCATTCTGCACGTTGACCAACAAATACACCACCAATAATGAACACTAGGTTGTTTTGCACAGCCATCGACAACTGTGCTTTTTTCTGACGCAAATCAGGTTCACGGAAGTTGAAGTAGTGCATCAGACCTGGAGTGAAATCATATTCCCATTTCTTAGTTAATGGAATATGTTCGTCATCACGGCAGTAACCAAAATCAACCCAAGCGGCAAATTCATTAGTAATTAGTCCACGTTCAAATGCATCTGAAACATAAAATGCTTTGAGTGAAGTTACACCAACATAGTCTTTAGACCAGTATTCTGGATTACGAACTTGATAAGGATTAATTTTCTTGACAAACTCAGGTGATGTTTGAATTGCTTCAATCTTATCACGAAGTTCTTGGTGAAGGTTAAAGTAATCGTATTCAACTACTTTAACATTAGGAGAAATTGCGGCCAAACGTGGTGCAATATCGGGTGAAGTGTATACAATAATTTCTGTATCAATCTCACACATGCGTGTGAAGTGGTCAATATACTTATCAACAGAACGCTGAAGATAATGTGGAAGTGGTCCGCCATTTTTCTCTGTGCTTGTTGACCAGTCACCACGGCCAATATCATAGAAGGCAGTTACGATGCTAATTTTGCTCATTTCAAAGTCCCATATTTATTAAATTACGAATTTTATGTGTTGTACAAGAAGTATTTAGGCGATGTGCCGGTATTGGTGTCTTTTGTGATGTTTGTTCCATATTTTTTAGAGAAATATTCCATCCATTCTGGAACTCTGTCGTATTGGTGTACGATAGCAAAAGGATCCCCGTCTGAATTTACAATAGCACCCTTTTCATTCATTGAAGGTCTTTCTTCTAATAAATATGGCCCAAAAATATTTAGCATGTCAGGTTTATTTGTGACATGTGCATTTACTGCCCATGCATCTTCTAATCTTGTTGTGAGAGTTTTTTCAGACCACAGTTTTGAACCCAATAACATGTTGTATGCGGCTTGGTCTGCAACCCAATCTGGACGATTTGTTGAAAATTGATATAGATAAAAACAAAGTTCTTTAATGTGAGAACTTCTACCTGCAAGAACACCTACGTTACAAACATCATTTTCTTTTACTTCATTGTAAAAATAATCACCAAAGTTTTTACGAATGTTTTCACGATTCCATTCCTCATCTTTAATTTTAATAGATTCAGATGATGCAATAATACCTTTTGTATAACTTGAATTGATATTGTTGTGTAAGAAATCTGTCGGATCAAATTGAAAGATTACATCACGCACATCAGTAGAAATAACATAACGATACTCACCTTCATGTTCTCTTAGAAAATTATGGATGTGTATGAATCGTTGCATATGAATCATCATCTTGTCGTTGCGTGGTGCAGACACAACAATCACACCTTCTTCAACTAATCTTTTAATCAGTTCCGGTGTAGTTCCAATAGCAATAAGAACTGTGTCACCCTCGAAACCGGTATCTTTGATAGACTGTACCCAAGGCTTGAGTACATCATAATCTGTGTAGTTGTTGAATGCACCAATGATTAGGTCTTTTTGCGCCATGGGTACTCTCCATTCATCTTTTGTTTCATCACTTCATTACCTTTAATAAAAAAGCTATCTTGCACAGAATCTGCACGACTAGCTACACGGTAGTTTACACTATATTGACCAGTTGTGTCAAATTTTGGTAGATTTTGCATCATAAATGGAGATAAAATTCTATCAACTTCTGGTTGCTCCTGTGGATGTCTGGCACGCCTGTACCAGTAAGGAGAGAAGTGAACTGCGGCCATCTTCGGAATCATAAAGCAATTCACATCAATAAACTTATCATTAATAACAGAGTCCCATTTACCAAGAGATTCACAATCGTCATTACATATGTATCTACCTTCTTGGGAGACAATTTTACGGAGTGAATATGCCCAATCATTACCTTGTTGAATTACATCAACTAATGATTCGATGTGATTAGCATCATACCAGTTATCTTGGTCAAGGAAGCAAAGATAATCGCCATTAGCAATATATGACATTGCGCCATAAATTCGGTGACCGTTATATTGGCTATGTCCAGTATTGTAAGGTAGTTGTATTAGTAGGGCCTGTGAACCTTCTAACATACGTTGTGTGACGTTAGAATATTGTGGACCATCGGCCACCACAATATGTTCTATGTTTGAATAAGTTTGATTACTTATGGATGCCAACACATCATATAATTGATGAACACCTGTTGTGGGGGTAATCACCGTCACCAGTGGTTTCATAATTTATCCTCTTGTTACTTTTAAGATTCTTTCAATTTGTGCTTCGATGACCGGTTTACGATTTGGCCATTTAATGATAGGCTGATCGGAAGTTTTTAATAACTTCATTAAGAAAGGTAGAATAAGTTTTTCAACTTCTGCCAATCTGGCCTTGTATTCTTCTACTGTATCTTCTTTTTGTGAAATGATTGAATTGTATTCTTCTTCATCCGTTGCGGTGAATCCGAAATCAAAATCATCATCATACTCACTTAGAATTTCTTGTGTGTTTTTGTCTAGTGCCATATTAAATAAAACATGAAAGGTTAAGTTTGTTTTTAATAATTGCAACAGATTTACCATCGACTGGTGCAATATTAAAAGGTGATTTTTTATTTGCTGGTATGGAAAATTGCATTTCGAAAGTGAACTGATAATTACCACCACCTTTATACTGTACACGGGCTCTGTAAGTGGCTTTGGCAGATGCACCAAACATCGGAACATCTTTTAATTGTAGTGGGTTTTTTCTACCCATCAAATAAAAACCATGTGTACCAACATTTACATAGTACGTATCTTTTCTATTGTAATATTGTTCAATCTTAGTTGCTGGAATTTCTCCACGAATGTCCTGAAATGTATCTCTGTCACGTTCATATCTTTGTTGTGGTGTCAATTTACCTGCTGTAGATTCCCACAACAAATCTTTTTCTCTTTTGAAAGGTACATCTTTCCATTGCTTTTTTATGATATCAAATAAACCAACTTCTTCAGCCAAATCGGCAATAAATTGTTTTTCATCATCTTCTTTTTTAATATCACCAAATTTCCAAGGATTCTTTTTGTCGTTACCATCATACTTTAGAACAAGTGAACCAGCAGAAGCGGCTGTGATTTTCAATTCACAACCAGCTTTCTTCTTTTTATGTTCAAGCATAAGATCAGGTTGATTGTGACCAGCACCAGCAGGAACAAAGTTTTTAGGTACAAAACCCAAAGGCTTTAATAATTTTGCGGCATTCACTTCGTATTGGAATCCTTGTTGTGCGGCCATGTTTAAATACCCCAAATGGAAGTATTTATACTTTGAAACCACCAAATTTATTTTGTGGTTTATCACGGTTACCAAATGTATTGATGGGCTTATCCTGTTTGCCCGCATCAGCTAAACCACTTTGTGCATCTTGTTCAACATCATATAGTTTCATCTTTGCACGGTCAACACCAAGAACGAATCTCTTATGTGCTGTTGGATCAGAGTAACGATTCTTCAACTGTTTGACCATAATCTGGCCAAGTGCTTCAAGTTCTTCGGATGAAATGAGTGCAAACATCAGGTCTGCGGTTGCTGGCAAACCAAAACTTTCACTTGTATCTTCGAGTCCGGGGTCGGATGAAGTAAAACCGGACCGTGTTGTCTGTGTAGCAGAAACAATTGGGACTCCGAATTCAACGGCAAGTCCTCGCAATTCTTCTGCAATAGATTTGACATAGGTGTAAGAGTTGATGTTTGCACCTGCTTTAATCCGAGAAGAACAACAAATATTAAGATAATCAATGAAGATAATATCAGGTACAAAAGACTTTTTAAGGTTAAGTTCATTTAATAATGTTCTAAAGTGTGTTGCTGAGGCTGAAGCGGTTGGATATTCTTTGATGATTAGTTTACCTGTTGTCATATTTTTGACATGGCTAACTTTTCTATCATACATGTCTTTAGGTAATTGTACCAGGTCGTCAACAGTTACATTGAGTAAGTTTGCATCTATACGTTCTGCAATTTTCTCCTCAGCCATTTCCATAGTGATGTAAAGTACATTTTTACCTTGTGACATAACACCAGCGGCAACATGACACATAAAAAGAGACTTACCGACACCAGTACCAGCCAAGGCAATATTAAGGGTTTTCTTAGGTAGACCACCCTTGGTGATTTTATTGAAGTATTCGAGGTCGAATGGAATACGTTCTTCTTTTCGATGGTAGAATTCAAATCGTCCATCAGAGTCCTCTAGATAATCGTGACCAACGGAATTGTCAAAACTAATTGCCAATGCATCCGATAGAATCTTGGGAATTGCACCTTTATCATTTGCTTTGTCTTTTCCGTCAAGGATTGAAATTGAATTTAAGACTGCATTATAAATGGCTTTTTCCTGGCAGAACTTTTCAGTTTTGTCAATGAGCCAATTGTTATCAGTTTTTTGTTCTTCTTTTGAAGTGCGTTCAATTTCCTGTAAATAAGATTCGCACTTTTCCACTTCCTCATTTGAAAGATTACGCCTTTCTTTGATGGCCAATGTAATCGCTTCAACTGATGGTGTACTATTATAAGCATTTGTAAACGATAGGATTTCATCGTAAATTACCTTTTCACTTCTATCTGAAAAATACTCATCTTTGAGGAAGGGTAAAACCTTCCTCATGTAGTCATCATTCTGTATCAGATTCCTCAGAATAGTCTGTTCCAACTTCATCAATAATTCCCTTGTCAATGTTTTGTGACATTATACTAACCAAAATATCACCAATATGGTTTTTAAACTCCGAACTCTTTTCTAGTTCTTCTTTATCTAAAGGAGTTTCCATCACATTATATACGAATCTAAGATAGATGGCACCATCTTTTTCTTCTTCAATCTTCACTTTACCATATTGATATACGGTATCGGAGTATTGACCTGTCAACAATTTAATACCAACAGTTGTTTCTTCAGATTCTGGAATAATATAGATAAAGTCTTTACCTTCTTTAAACTGTTCCATCATCAACCTCGACTTCCTCTTGCATGATATTACCAGTTGCAATCTGATATTTGTCTTGAATGTAGTCTTGGAAAGATTTTTCTTTTAGGATTGGAATCCAAAAATCTTTCGTATCGGTATCTTTGATACGATATTTCTTCTCATCAACTTCACCGGTAGTTTTGTCTACCTTTGAATACCAACCATTGCTAGGCTTGATAACATGTCCGGATTCAAGTGCAATATCAAGTAAGCCAGACCATTTGCTAATGCCGCCATCAAAAGACACAGACACAGGAATTTTAGATTTTTCTTTAACATAACGTGATTTTTCTACATTGATAATAAAATTGTAACCGATAACTTCAGTACCTTCTTTTTCTTGTTGGCGACCAATGATGAAGATGTTATCAGCAGAGTAATAAGAACCTGTACCACCGCCAACAATATCTTTTGGATACAAACCGATTTCTTTGTATGTGTGATTCACAACAATCATTGGAATATCTTTGAGTGATAGGTGAGGTGTGAC